AAGTTTAGCAAGTTGTGATTTGATTTCGTGCTTTACTGCCATTAGGTTTGTTGCTTATGAACCTATTATAAGACGAAACCCCTCGATTTGAGGGGTTCAGTAGACGCTTTATCAACTGTCTGCGTCTTTCTCTTGAGGCACGTAGTGCCTGTGGTTTAAGTTTTCGTTTGGCATCCTTCTTAGAATGATGCTGCCAGTTCGGAGTATTCATTGTTCATATTCTTTTTGGGATATCATACGTGAAAATCCCTTAACTTTGTCAAAGGTTATGACACTTTCAAATTTGTCATTCAATTCAGATTTATGAGAGATGACAAAAGTATTTGCATCCTTTATTATATATCGTATTATCTTTAAAAACTCATCTGTCCCAAACCCATCAAGAGAACTATCAAATACCTCATCCATGATTAGTAAGTTTGTATTAACAGAGTTCTTTACCCTAGCAACCTCTCTCCATGTAAAGAGTAATGCTAAGTCAATTCTCATCTTCTCACCTTCACTGAATGAAGCATATGAAAAGTCTTCGTGAATTGGTGATTTTACAGTTTCATTAAACTCCTCATCTAATGTAAAATTGATATAGAAATCCATCAACTGAAGGTAACGATTTACCTGTTGATTAATGAATGGTAGATACTTCTTAATTATTTTCGTCTTTACTCCATCATCCCTTAACAGTGAATAAGCAAAATCGTAATGATTAATCTCTTGCCTTCTATCTGATAAGTCGTCAATTGTTTTTTGGAGGTTCTCTTTAAACTCTGCTAGCTTCTCATGCTCAGTATTTCTGTTTTCAAATTGTTTGGTAATTGTTTGAACTTCTTCTTCAAGATCTCGGATTTGTCTTTGGTTGAGACTGATACGAGTATTGTTTTGAGAAATGTCATGGTTGAGTTTAGTAATCTCCTGTGATAGTTGAGTGAAGTGACGTTCTCTCTCAGATTCTAACTTTATAGTCTCTTCCAGATCTTTAAAACCTTTATTGAGTTCCTTTGCTTTATCTTGAACGTCGGCAATTCTATTTACACGAAACTCTTCTTCTATGTTCTGACTACATGTAGGACATACCGTATTCTCTGTGAAAAACTTATGCTCTTTGGTAATCGTAGATACTTTCTGAGTGATTTTACCTTTAATATTGTTTAGTTTCTTTAACTTTTCAGAAGCACCAGTAACTTCTTTTTGCTCTTTTGTTAAATCAAAAACATTGTCTGATAATAATTCATTTTGTTTGACATAATCCTCTGCCTCACACATAAGAGTATCAATCTTAGACGTATTAGATTTAATATTAGATTTTCCTTGCTCTTCCAATTCTTTAATAAAATTCTTTTGCATAGACATCTTATCTTTAAGATTATCCTTTTTAAAATTTAAAGACTTTATTTCTTCTCTTTGATAACGCATTTTTTCTTTAAGAATATTATTCATAGCAGAAAATATTCTAATATCCAAAAGATCTTCAATCACATCTCTACGATTAGCACCACTCAATTGCATAAAAGGAACAAAACTACTACTACCCAAGATTACAATTTGAGTAAATGATTTATAATTTACTTTTAATATAGTATCTTCTAATATTTTTTGATTAGTACGATCATCAGATTGTTTATGAAGAGGATTACCATTCACCTCAATATCAAATATATTTGGTTTTATTCCTCTTCTTACAAGATAATCACGATTATTAACTGAAAATTCAATTTCCACCACACAATCTCTTTCATTGGTAGTATTAATTAATTGTCCTTTATTAATTTTACGAAATGGTTTATTAAACAATACAAAAGTAAGGGCATCCAACATAGTAGATTTACCAGAACCGTTTGTACCTATTATTAAATTTGCAGAATATTTTTTAAAATTAATTTTAGTAAATTGATTTCCAGTAGAAAGAAAATTTTTCCATCTAATTTTTTCAAACGTAATCATAATTTAGGTTTAGGGGGAATAACAATATCATTAGGTGTAATTACTGCATACTTATAATTATGCATTCTACATGTTTTTATGGCAAGATCATCATTAACTTCTACAACATCCATTTCCTTTTCTTCTTGATCACTAAGCATCATAGCATATCTTTCAGCATCATCTTCTTGCTCAAATAAAAATAAAACTTTATGTCCAAATCTATCTTCAACAGCATAGGCACCATCCTTATTTTCCTTTACAGTCAAAATAAACACTATTCCACCTCACAAGCTTGTTTATAAAGATCTTGGAAAATATTCTTAATAATATTCTTATCAAAAGAAAATTCTGATTCATCAATATACCTATTTAAAATTGAAATTGTATTCTCATCTTCGTCTATATTAAAAACATCATTTTCTTGTATTTCAAAATTCTCAATTATTTTTAAATCTTGCACACCTGATGCATAAAGTTTATCAATAAACTTATCAAATTCTTCTAATTTTGATTTTTGACGAACAATTACCTTAACAATTTTATCCTTATACATTGTAGTATTGAATAATTTGTGATTAGTATCTTCATAATATATGTTATAAAATAATCTATATGGATTGTTAATTGGAGTATGCTCTAAAGTCTCAGTATCAAAGATATGAAATCCTCTTGGATCATTTACATCATTCCAAAACATCTCATATGGATTACCCAAATAATATATCTTTCCATCATTAGAACGAGTATGAAAATGTCCCGAATAAACTTTCTCAAATTTATTAAAAACTTTAGAATCCATACCATTTTCCATCATATGACCACGAGTTGCCTTAAAACCATTGACTTCAAGATGACCCATAGCAACCTTTGCCTTAGTCTTTTTAATTAATTTTTCAGTCTCTTCAAAATTTTCAGAATTAATCCAAGGCAAAAATAATATCTTTAATTTATCAACTATTACTTCTGTTGCTTTTGTGTGAACTTCTATATTAGGATAATTCCTTAATAATAATTCTGGAGAATTTACATTATTAGTATTTTTATAATAACAATCATGATTGCCTATGGTAAGATATACTTTATATTTTTTAAGAGGTTCTAAGATAACTCTTTTAGACCACTCTAATGTTTGTAAATCTATTGCCTTGCGACTATCAAATATATCACCCATATGAATGACAGTATCTATCTGATGCTCCTCTAAGGATGGAAAAAATACATCACGATAAAATAATTCAAAGTAATCATGAAGATGCTTAGAACCCTTTCTAGCACCAAAATGAGTATCAGTTATAATAGCAACCTTCATCTATTGTTATTACGATATTGTATATTATCTTTAATTGTATTATAATCTGAAGCACTTCCAGCCAATGCTCCATCATCAACTACCATAACTTCATCATATCCAGTTTTCTCAATAATCTTTGTTTTAATATCTAATTGTTTTTTCTCTTTTTGTATTCTTCTGAGAAACGCATAATGTATAACCTGCGTAAAGTATGCAAAAGGATTACGGGATTTCTCAGGATCAAAATTATGTATGTACTGAACGCAATTTTCGATTCCATCTGATATCATGTCCTCCCTGAACATATAGTTGACAAAGTTTGGTTTATATGATAAATGATTAGCAATTTTTAAAAAACATTCTCCAAGATAATTTGGTATGGTTGGTTTACCTTCCCATGCTCCCATTTTTGGGGGATCTTCACCATATTTTTTAATAAATTTTTCTTTAGCTTTAAAAACTTTTGCCCTATAGACAATTAATTCTTCTAATAATTTTTTATTATTTACATAATGTTCTGTCTTTTTTCTAGGCATAACATTAAATTCCTTAGTGTTTTACTATTATAACATATTTTTCCCACTTGACAAGTATCTATTATACAAGTAGAATACCTTTGTAAGGGTTGATGGGTAATAACTAGCTTTCTTTAGATTTTAATTTAAAGAGATCTTCTAAGTTCTTACGGGCATCTTCGACTGTTGATATATATCCCATTCTAGAATCAGGTTTAACACATCCATCAGTTGAAAATAATTCAAGAGGTTCATCATTAATAAAATTATTATATATTTCAATCAATTTTTCATCTTTACTTTCAGTCATTGTAATTACTTTATCAAGAGTTATCATATAAAAATCTTCTTCAGATAATTCTATCCAAGGTTTTACTTTTATATATTGAGATGGTGGATTGTTAACCATTTTAATAACAACGGGATTTTGCATAATAATAATAGGATTTTCTTCATTAGTAGAATCTACTGAAATAAGAGAAAAAACTTCTTCTCCCGATACCAATTTTATTATTGCGTGAAACTCTTCTCCCATTATTTTTTAAGCGGTATGTTTACTATATCATAATTGAAATTCTCTTCGTTATAAACTTTAATTCGTTCGATTAAATGATTTAACGTATAATTTTTACGAGACTTATAACTGATGTCATCAGCAATATCATATAAAGTTGCTTTAGTTTTTTTGTTTCCTTTTCTAAGTACCCTCCCTATTGACTGAAGATTTCTTATTCTTGATTTAGATGGTGAGGCAAAAATTACGTTATGTAGATTTTTGATGTTAATGCCGGTAGAAAAGGTTCCGTAAGAGGCAACGATAATCGCATTATTCTCTTGCTCAGTGATTTCTCGAACCTTCTCTCTGTCTTGGGTGTCCACTCCACCATGAATAAAAAAGACATTACGATTTTCAATAGTGTTATTATTATTTATTAATTCGTATAATGGTTCACCATGCCCTTCTACTCTGGCATATAGTATAAGTGTATTACCTTTTAAATCTAAAGCAAGATTTTTAATAAAGTTATTTCTACGTTCATGACCTATAATATATTTTACTTCATCCTCAAATACTTCAAATTTCTGTGGTGGGTGTTTCAATAGAAGTACGTTGATATCCAGTTTAGCAAGATGCCCCTTCTTCATTAACTCGTCAGTTTTAATGATCTTATAGGAAGGTCCAAACAATCCCTCAAGAACCCACTTATGTGTCTGAGTTCCATCAAGTGTGCCAGTAAATCCAAACCTATATTTTGCATCATTAAGTTTAGTCATTATAGATATTAAAGATTTAGATTTAAATTGGTGAGCTTCATCACCCACAACAACATTAAATCTGTCAAAATATTTTCTAGGAAGTTTGTAAATAGATTGCCAAGTGGTTATAATAACTTGCGCCTCTGTTTCTCTTTCCTTTCCTGCGTATATCTTGTGGCAAAATGAACCAACGTCCCAACCATAATCTGAGAAGTCCTTATACATCTGCTCTACCAGAGATGTCGTTGGAACAACTATCAATGTATTTCTCCGTTGCTCTACGAAGTAACGAACTATTGAGTAAATCATCAAAGATTTGCCGGAGGCAGTTGGACTTATCAATAGTCTTCTATTGTGTCTTAGAGCATCGTATACTCCCTCAATTTGATAATCTCTAGGTTTATGTCTAGAGATAGCATTCATATAGTCTTTAACACCTTCTTTTGAGATTGTAGGGTTTACCTCAAAAGGTGTACCATAATGTTTATTATCTTTAAATTCGTAAGTGTATCCATGATCTTTACAAAATTGAACTATTTTATCAAGTAGACCAACATATTTC